GTCTGCGTCATAGTAAGATCATTGAGATAAAACCTCATTATCAAAAGAAGTGGAAGATCAACAAGGTCAAGTGGAAAGAGGCAAGGAAGTTTGCCGATATTAACTTTATGTCATTTGAAGTATTTACTGAGAAGGAGTTGTTCTAATGAGAATTGTAAATCGTGGATTTGGTAAGGTATTCCGAAAAGTAGTAAACATTGCAGACCGAGTAGACATCTGGTTTCGCAACACATTTAACCGCAGTCCCAAACAAAAGGCACTTGAGATGTCTCAAGATGCTATTCCAATGAGAAAGTTGGACAAGACCATCGGAAAGAAATTGGGCATAATGGAATAATGACAACAGGTCTTTTTAAACATCATATCGAAGAGATTCGTGCGAAGAAGCATTGGTGGGGTCGTATAGAGGATATTGTCGGGTACGATTGGAACACCATGATGTATATGATCGATACCCATCCATCGAAATTATACGATTGGAATCGTGAGAAGAATCGTCTCGGATGTAATGAGTTTCATCGGAGACCATCTGCACCTCAGATTGCCAAAGAAATTCATCAAGAGATGACAGAGTTTTTTGTTGACCCTGCACCCAAGAAGTTTAAGTATACAAAGGGTGCACCCCAAATTACAAACATTGCATTTGTTGGATTTGGACAAGACTCTGGTTCATACCCTAGACATAAAGACAGTATGGATGTGTTCTTGCTCCAAGCAATCGGTGACTGTAAGATTACAGTCGGTTATACCGAGGAACCAAGCAACGCAGACGAGACTCGTATTTTGAAAGTAGGTGATTGTGTCTATTTACCTAGAGGCACATACCACCAATTGAAACCATCAGTATCACGAGTCACATTCTCGTTTGGTTTTGAGAGTGATCCCGATACTGATCCAAAGAACTTTATATAGAGAATAAAATTCTTATATATAGTAGTGTCACCAAAGTGACAAATCGTAAGGATGCCGTAATAGTTCGGGTTCTTACATAATCTTGCTAAAAAAATATAGGAGATATAGCAACATGACAAATCTAAAAGTAGGTAAACAACTATTCCCACGTTCCGCATTCATTGGTTTCGACCATTTGTTCAACGAATTGGAATACGCAACTAAACACGCTAACGACCATTATCCACCTCACAACATCGTGAAACTAGGGGAAGATGAGTTCGTCATTGAGGTCGCAGTTGCGGGATTCAAAGAAGAAGAACTGACTGTAGAACAGAAAGAACGCTCATTGCGAATCAGTGGTTCGCATGAGTCTAGAGACCGAGAAGTGATACATCGTGGTATATCCACGAAGGACTTTAGAAGGCAGTTTAGACTTTCCGAGTATGTTCAAGTAACTGGTGCTTCACTCAAAGACGGTATTCTTGCAGTAAATTTGAAGTTAGAAATCCCACAAGAGAAGCAGCCTCGACAAATTAAAATATCTTAAATTTTTCGAGGAAACAAAAATGTCAACCGAAACCAAAATGGAGTTCGGGTTGTTCGTTGCAAGTATGGGTGTTCTCGTGCTTGCTCTAGCACCCCTGTTCTAAAACCGAGGTGGGGGAGGAAACTCCCCCTCTCAATATTATGAAAGCATACATGATTGCAGATTTGAACAACCCTGTCTCTGTGCAATACACAGAGATTGCTCTGGAATCATGGTCAAAACAAAACATCCTTGACATTGAAGTCATTCAGTGTTATACTCCCGATACCATCTCAGAATTAGAACCCCTCTATAATTGGCAACCTCTACTTCATAAGATGCAATTACAATCTACCAGTACTGCCTCAGAAAGAGCAGGAGATATTAGTCACTGGAGGATGATAAGAAATCGCACCGTAAGCATGGAACGGTTCTATGTGATGGAACATGATTCCTATCTACTAGACCCCGATGAATTCAAACGACAGTGGGAGTTCACTATGAAGCACGGACTGGACTATGCCAATCACGGACTGTTTATGTCTTGCTACTCATTCTCTCGTAGATGTGCTATTTTCATGCATGACTTGTTAGTGAATCAAGAGTTCCCTCTCAATGGTGGGCCCTATGGATGTGTAGAGAGACTGGTCAAGACTTACTTGACTCACAAGAATAGGAATGATCGAGACTATACATGGATGACACACTACGGTGATTGCCATCATGTTAATGTAGGTTCAACCGCAACCGAACTGCGTAATACATATAACTTTCATTGTAAGACAGATTCCCCATTCAAACTTGCATCGACCCAAGTGATTTCTAAATCATTTGGTATAACCCAAGAACATGAGGGTATGGAGTATAAACCTTGGGAGCGTGCCAACGGATTTAAAATTATTCCTTGACATTCTTAGTTCTGTCCTGTATAATGTGTAACATCAGATTATGGAGAGTTTATGGATTTTTACACATCAATTGACCGATATGGGTCTGCGTTACTCTATCGTGGATATTCCAACGGTCAACGAGTCAAAAAACGCATCCCTTTCAAACCTACCCTGTATGTCAGTGGTAAGGGTGATAGTGGGTGGTCTACCCTAGATGGTAGGTCAGTCGAACCAATCCAGTTCGAGACCATGCGTGAAGCAACCGAGTTCACAAAACGGTATCAACACATAGACACCTTCAAGGTCTATGGTCAGAATAATTTCATCTCACAATTTGTTGCAGAGAAGTTTCCGAGAGACATCAACTTTGATCGTGAACTGCCTGTGATCACCACTATTGATATTGAGGTCGCATCGGATGAGGGATTCCCCGAACCAGAACAAGCAAACTATCCAGTTATCTCTATATGCACCAAATCCAGTAAGGAAGAGTTCTTTCGTGTGTGGGGTCTGGGTGATTATGATCCACCAGAGAAGGCAATCTACACGAAGTGTGACACTGAACTGCAACTGCTAGACAAGTTTCTAGATTACTGGCAGGGTCATGGTTCACCCGACATTGTCACTGGTTGGAACACCAAGCAGTTTGATATTCCCTATCTTGTTAATAGAACAAGGAAGGTTATCGGTGATGAGTCTGTCAAACGGTTCTCACCTTGGGGCACCGTCTCGTCTCGTACTGTTCGTGGTAAGATGGGTATGAAGGATGTGGACACCTATGATCTGATGGGCATTGCTCAGTTGGATTACTATGATCTGTTTCGTAAGTTCACTGGTAATACACTTGGTCAACAGGAGTCCTATCGACTGGATCACATTGCCCATGTCGTATTGGGTGAACGCAAACTCTCGTATGAGGAGCATGGTAATCTCCACACCTTATATAAGGAAGATCATCAGAAGTTCATTGACTACAACATTCGAGATGTTGAACTGGTTGACCTATTGGAAGAGAAACTCGGATTGATCACTCTGGCAATGACTATGGCATACCGTGGTGGTGTGAACTATGAAGATGTGTTTGGTACAACCACTATCTGGGATTCCATCATCTATCGTATTCTGAACCTCAAGCACATTGCGGTTCCCTCGAAGGAAGAAAAGATCAAGGGTGACTTTGCAGGAGGTTATGTGAAAGAACCCCAAGTCGGTTCCCATGATTGGGTAACATCTTTTGACTTGAACTCACTGTATCCCATGATCATTGTACAATACAATATGTCACCCGAAACTGTGGTGGATGGTATCATCGATACCGATGTGGAACGAATGCTTGCAGGAGTAACCAACACCACTGGTAACTATTCGGTTGCCCCATCGGGTGTTCGGTTCAGTAAGGATAAAGAGGGCATCATCCCTAGTGTGATTCGACAGTACTATGCCGAACGCAGAGAGATCAAGAAGCAGATGTTGGAAGCACAACAAGAGTATGAGCAGTATCCTCGCAAGGGTCTTGCCAACAAGATTGCTACTCTTGATAACCAACAGATGTCGATCAAGATTTTGATGAACAGTCTCTATGGTGCACTAGGTAACAGATGGTTCCGATACTTTGATCAGAGGGTTGCCGAGTCTATCACTCTGGCAGGACAGTTATCTATCAAGTGGGCAGAACGAGCAGTCAACAAAGAGATGAACAAACTTCTCAACTCAGATGAGGACTATGTGATTGCGATTGACACTGACTCGGTCTACATTCGTATGAGTAAGTTGGTTGATAAGTTCAATCCCAAAGACCCTGTCAAGTTTCTCGACAAGATTTGTTCCGAACACTTTGAACCTGTACTGACCAAATCATATGCTGACCTTGCTGATTATACCAATGCGTATGTCAATCGTATGGAGATGGGTCGTGAGGTTATTGCTGACCGTGCTATCTGGGTGGCAAAGAAACGATATATCCTCAATGTACACAACAACGAGGGTGTCCAGTACGCAGAACCCAAACTCAAGATGATGGGTATCGAAGCAGTCAAGTCATCCACACCTCAAGTGGTTCGTGACAAATTCAAGGAAGTCTTTGGTGTGATCATCAATGGCACCGAGGATGAGACACAGAACTATATTCGTAACTTCCGCAACGAGTTTACCAGTCTACCTGCCGAAGATGTATCATTCCCTCGTGGAGTGAGTGCGGTTGACAAGTGGTCGGACAAGAAAACCATATACAAGAAGGGTACACCGATTCATGTTCGGGGTGCACTGCTGTACAATAAGTACACCAAGGATATGCGACACGAGACTATCAAGAATGGTGAGAAGATAAAGTTTGTCTATCTCAAGACACCGAATCCTATCAAGGAGAATGTGATCTCGTATCCGCAGAACCTACCTCGTGAGTTGCAACTGGAGAAGTACATCGACTATGACAAGATGTTCTCCAAGACATTTGTAGACCCACTCGAACCCATACTGGATGCGGTGGGGTGGACTGCCGAACCTCAAGCATCATTGGAGGACTTCTTTGGATGAACACCCTACTTGGTTATGACAATGTAGAGACTAAGAATTGTTCATCATGTGGTGAAACATTTCCTAAGACAAAGGATTACTTTCCTATAGCAAGTGGTGGTAATTACTTTGGTGGGAAGTGTAGAGTCTGTTGTAGAAAACAAAGTAGGATTACAAGAAAACTAAAAGAACAACACCCAACTCCCAATAGTGATTATCAATGTGCTATCTGTGGAATAGACGAAGAGGGTTTACTTGCACGAGGATATAAAATTAAATGGTGTTTAGACCACGACCACAAGACAGGAAAATATAGAGGATACTTGTGTGATAACTGTAACACTGGGATTAGTAAATTACAAGATAGTGTTGAAGTTTTAAAAAGTGCGATAAAATACTTGAAGAGGACTTCTTTGGATGAGTGAAGCATTCGTGTATATGTAGACCCACTCGAACCCATACTGGATGCTGTTGGTTGGACTGCCGAACCCCAAGCATCACTGGAGGACTTCTTTGGATGAGTGAAGCATTCGTGTATATGTGGCACGATTCCAAGAATAGTATGTACTATATCGGTTCTCACAAAGGCACACCAGATGATGGTTATACTCATTCATCAAAAGTCATGGAGCAGTTCAAAGCAGACAGTATACCAGAAGGATTTAGTAGACGGATTCTCGCATATGGTACTGAACCTGATATGAGGCAGTTGGAGAATGACCTTCTCAATAATAGAAAGGAGAAGTGTTGGGACAAGTATTATAATGTTGTTATTTCTTTTCCACCACCTCCTA